TAGACATGAATGGATTAAGAAGCCTGGTTTTGGAATAGCTTCTGTAGATAAAATCTTAAAATCAATAGAAGAGCATAAACATACCACACTTGATGCTTTTATATCTGCGATTGGTATCCCCCTCATAGGGCGGGCAGTAGCAAAAGATTTAATAAATTATTTTGAAACATATGAAGATTTCCGTAATGCAATTAATGATGATAAATATGACTTCTCTGTCTTAAATAATTTTGGAGAAGAAATGAATAAAAGTATTAAAAATTTTGATTATGCGGAAGCCGATAGAATTTCTAAACTTTTAATTTTTGAAACCCCTATTGTTAACAACATTCAAATAAATAATAGTCTCACAGGAAAAACTATAGTTATTACAGGAAAACTTACTACGTTTAAAAATAGAGCTGAATTAAAAGCAGTTATTGAGGCTCATGGCGGCAAGGTGTCTGATTCTATTTCTAGTAAAACTAATTTATTAATTAATAATGATGTAAATAGTACATCATCTAAAAATAAAGCTGCTCAAAGTCGCGGTATTCCAATTATTTCTGAACTAGACTTTGTAAAGCAATATATTGAAAATTAAAAAAATTTTTTATATAATTATAATATAAATAAGATGAGTAAATGAGTAGAAGGTCTTTAAAACATTTGATGACAAAAATAATAAAAATTTTTATTTTATTCACTTAATATTTTTTGATTTTTAAAAAATTTTTTACTATAATATAAAAGATATAAGTGATAAATAAATAAATTCATCTTATATAAAATAATTAAAAATATATATTTATTAAAAAGGAGAAAAAAGGATTATGCTTAGTGAGAATAGCAAAGCGGTTTTTGATTTTGTAAAGGGACATGATGGACAGGATTTTACTGCACAGGACATTGCAGATGCAACAGGTCTTTCTGTCCGTTCTGTTAATGGTATTGTAACATCAGCTTTCCAGCGTCATAAGGATGCTGATAAGAATGAGCTTCCGCTAATGGTTCGTGTTCCGGCAGAAATTGAAGATCCAGAGACTGGCCTACATAAGGCAATTAAGTTTATTCAGCTTACCGATGCAGGTCGTGCATTTGATCCAACTGCTGAGGATTAACTTGAGTATTTTATAAGGGTTAGATAAAATATCTAACCCTTATTTTGCATATTGGAGGAAAAAATGATATTATTAATATTAGGTTTTATCTTTCTAATATGCGGTTTAATTCTTTTTTATAATGCTAATCAAATTAAAATTTAGAAAAATTTAAAGCAAGAATAGTATAAATCTCAGTTAGAAAAAGAAGTTCATAATTTACAAGTAGATAGAAATAATTTAATTAATACTGAAATACAAAAAAGAAAATAGTTGAAAGATGAGTTTTTACTTTTTCAACAATAGCAAGAAAAAGAATTAAATAAAAATTTTTAGAAAGAAAAACAAATAATTAAATTAAATCTTGAAAAAGTTAATTATGAAACTTCTAAATAGATTGAAGATATTCATAAAGATTTAAATAATATTCGATAGTCAGCTATAAAAGAAAAAAAGCAAATATAGAATGAATTAAATAAATTAAAATCATCTCTTAGCGCGGGTGTAGAAGCGCGTCTCCGCTAGCAATAGAAAAAGGATAAAATTAATTTTTACAAACTTTCAATTTCTGATGCAGATTTAGCTGATGTTAAAATGTTAGAAAATTTAAAAGCATCTTTTCATAAGCCTGTTGTTTTAAGTAAACTTATATGGACACAATATTTTCAAAAACAAATGACTTAGTTATGTGATAGAGTATTTGGTAAAAAAATAATTTGTGGTATTTATAAAATTACTGATTTAATTACTGAAGAATGTTATATTGGACAAAGTGTAAATATTCAATAGAGAATGAAACAACACTGTAAATGCGGGTTGGGGATTGAAGCGTCCGCCACAAATAAATTATATAACACCATGCAAAAAGATGGAGTTTGGAATTTTTCTTTTGAATTATTAGAAGAATGCCCAAAAGAACTATTAAATGAAAAAGAAAAATTTTGGATATAGATGTATCAAAGCAATAAATTCGGTTTAAATACTGTAAGAGGGAATAAAACATGATAAAAGTTTTTACTTTAAATAAAAATAATAAAATTGAATTAACTAAAAAAGAGTTGGAGTAGCTTTTAAATGAAAGTTTTTGGGAAGGGTATAATAAAAGAAATCTTTATGTATATAATTCTCCTTCTATAAATACTCCATATACTACTACTCCATATTGGACATATAGTACCGCCGACTCAGGGATAACAATAACAGCAAATAGTTTATATAAAAATGATGATACTGATGATAGAAAATGAGGTTAAAATATGAAATTTGAAAATACACATGTATATAATTTTGAAGGCGCATTTCGCGGCATGAGAAATCCTAAAGATAGTTGGAGCCAAAGTGATAGTTATTTTGGACTAGTAGATTTAAATAATGATGTATATGAAGATTTTCAAGTTGCAGATGCTTGGATTAATAAATTTAATCCAGAACTAAATTGGCCTGAAGAATTTTCAGATGCAGGATGCGGATTAGAAGATAGATATGTCCAAAAACTTATTGACAATGGAATTTTAAAGAGTGACGATTGTTCTGATGTTGCAGATGTAGCCTTTATTGGTCCGAAAGATATGCGACTGGCCCAAAATCTTATTAAAGCAGGTCCCGAACACCGCAAATTTCTTAGACAAATTTTTGTTTCTGTTGATATCACAGCGCCGCTTTATTGGTGGAAAGAACTAGACACTTATAAAATTGCAACCGTCGCCAATAGCACTTCTACAATGCATACATTAACAGACAAGCCAATTACTCTTGAGAGTTTTGAAACAGACGATTTTGATCCTAATTTGGTATATTATTCATTACTCCCCACTGAGGGCGGACCCGCTGAAAATACAACAGGCATGTTCTCAGAACTTATTATTGAACAGCTTGAGTTTCTTCGTCAGAAATATCTTGAAACAAAAGATAAGAAATATTGGAAAGAATTAATCAGATGGCTACCCAATGGTTGGCTTCAGACAAGAACATGGACTGCAAACTATGAAACCATTCGTGCTATTTGCTCTGCTGGTCAAAGACGCAATCATAAGTTGAATGAATGGGGCGGAAAAGATGATCCTTCAAAAATGAATTTCATTAAATGGGCAAGAACACTTCCTTATGCTCAATATTTAATCTTTGATGATGAAAATATTCCTTTTCAAATTGAAAAATAAAAAATAAAATGTTATAATATAATTATAAAATAAAAATTATATTATAAAAGAAAAGGAAAAACAAATGACTAAAAAAGAAGCATTTATTCAAATTGTAGAAGAAATTTTTAGTAGACCAGATATTTATGTAGAAAATTATCCAGATACATATGATTTAGCAAAAGAATTTTTTAATGATTTAAAAAATAATAAAGTAAAAAATTCTAGTGCTATGACAGAAAATGGTAAAAAACTACTTTCTTGGATGCAGGAAAATGAAAATACAATGTCTAATGTTTTTACATCTAAGGAGGCGGCAGAGGCACTTTTTACTAGCGGCCGCTCAGTCGCGGGTTCAATGAGGAAACTTGTTGCTGATAAGTATGTAGAAAAAACAGGAAAAGATCCAGTTCAATATTCTTTAACAGAAGCTGGTAGAAATTATCAATTTGAAAATTAAAAAAATTTTTGATATAATATAAATATAAGTTGATTTAATAAGGAGAAAATTAAATGAAGGCAAACGCAAGATTTATTAACACAGAAAAAATTGAAGGATACGTTTATAGTACAGGTAGTAATTTTAATCAGCTTTCTGAAAGAATTTCTGGAGAAAATTCTAAAAATCCTGGTACAAAATATATCGCAGGAGATCTTGATATTGCAGTTGATGAAGCAGGTCTTAATGTTGTAACTATTCATTATACATATGTAACAGAAACATATAAGAGTGGACAGACAAATAATACATATGTCGCACTTAAAAGAATTATTGATAATCCAGAGAGAGCTTGGATTAATGGCGGAAAAGATAATGCATTTAAAGTTCTTTGCACAGGAACTTCTATTGCAGTAAATGATTTTATTGCAGCAGATGGTTCAAAAGTAGCCGCCATGAGAAATGAAAATGGTTTTTGTTCTATTGTAAATGAACTTGGACCAGAAGCAGAAAGAAATACTTTTTCTGCGGATATGCTTATTACCAAAGTAACACATATTGACGCCGATCCTGAAAAGAATATTCCCACAGACTATACAAATATTAGTGGAGCAATTTTTGGGTATGGACCGACTCTTCTTCCTGTTTCTTTTGTAGTTCGTAATGAAAAGGGAATGAATTATTTTGAAGGACTTGATGTAACTCCTTCTAACCCTATCTTTACAAAACTTTGGGGCCGCATTAATTGTATGACGATTAGAATTGAAAGAAAGGAAGAGTCAGCATTTGGAGAGGCGGCTGTTCAGACTTATGAAAGGAAAAGTCGTGAATATGTTGTAACAGGTGGAGCAAAAGTTCCTTATGATTTTGGCGATGAAGAAGTTCTTACAATTAGTGATGTAAATAAGATGACCCAGGATCGTCAGGTTATGCTTGCAGAAATTGAAAAGAGACACGCTGAACGACAGGCAACTAAGGCGGCGAGTGGCAATAATTTTAATGCTACCACACAGGCAGTTCCAGAGGGCGGATTTGTATTTTAATGAAAGGGGTTTTATGACCCCTTTCTTAAAGAAAGGATATAATTATGGCAGATATTGATATTTTTAACATTCAACCACATCAAGTAAGCCGTAATTTAAGAGGATATTCAATCTTTTTTTACGGCTAGCCAAAGAGCGGAAAAACTACAACCGCCGCAAAGTTTGAAAAGAACCTTCTTTTAGCTTTTGAAAAAGGTTATAATGCCATTCCTGGAGTAATGGCACAACCTATTAATAATTGGGCTGAATTTAGAAAAGTTCTTAGACAGTTAAAAGATCCAAAAGCAAAAGAAATGTTTTATACTATTACTATTGATACATGTGATATTGCTTATGACTATTGTACAAAATATATCTGTGATAATGCACTTCGTCCAGATGGCGGTTATGGGGTAGATAGTATTAGTGATATTCCTTATGGCAAGGGTTATGGCCTTGTTTCAAAAGAATTTGATGAATGCCTGCGCTCAATTGTTATGATGGATTATGGTCTTATTCTTATTTCTCATGCAACAGATAAGGTCTTTAAAGATGAAGCGGGAAATGAATATAATAAAATTGTTCCAACACTTGACAAAAGAGCTAATAATATTGTAGCTAGAATGGCAGATATTATTGGATATTCTAGAATTGTCACAGATAAAGATGGAAATAATTTAACCAAACTCTTTATGCGCGGAACTCCTAGATATGAAGCTGGTAGTCGTTTTAAATACACTCCAGACTATATTGATTTTTCTTATAATAATTTAGTTTCGGCTATTGGAGATGCAATTGACCAGCAGGCAAAAGAAGATGGAGATCAATTCTTTACCGATAAGAAAAATAATCTTTATGAAGATACAACTAAAGACCTTAATTTTGATGAGCTTATGACAGGATGCAATAATCTCATTAAAGAAATGATTGAAAATAATTCTGAGAATGTTTTTACTGATTTTTATCAGCCAAGAATTATTCAGATTACAGATCGTTATCTTGGTCGAGGCCAAAAAATGAGTCAGTGTTCAAGAGAACAAGTTGAAGCATTATCATTAATTTATGATGATCTTCTACTTCTTTCAAAAGAAACTCCTAATTAATTTTATAAATAGACTTGTCAAAATTATTTTAATTTGACAAGTCTTCTTTTTTTTTGTATAATATTATTATAAAAGGAGGTTTTTTATTGTGGCTCGTCATTATGTAAAATGTCTTTATTGTGGAAAACAATTTGATAGAGAGACTGAACCAACAAAACAAGTTTCCGCACGTAGATATGCTCACATGAAATGCTGGGAAGATCATATCGCTAATATGACTCAAGAAGAAAGAGATATAGAGGCATTTTATGATTATACCCGCAATCTATTTGGAGAAAATTATAATTATTTATTAACAAAAAAACTTGCTGAAAGATACGTTAAAGAAAATAATTATACTTATAGTGGAATGTTAAAAACTCTTAAATGGTACTATGAAAAAGAAGGTAATTCAATTGATAAAAGTCATGGTAGTATTGGAATTATTCCCTATATTTATAAACAGGCTTTAAATTATTATTATGCATTATATCAAGCGCAACTTATTAATCAAGAAAAGGATATTTCAAATTTTATTTTGCCAAAAGAAAAAATAATTAATATCGAATCTCCACGCGTATATGTGCGGCCGCCGCATATGTGGTTAGAAGAAGAGGGGGAATAATTTATGAGTTCAAAATATGTTGATACATCTGCAAATATGCAAGTTATTGGAGATGTTTTTATTAATCCTTCTCTTTTGGATTTAGAAGATAAATATAAATTTAATGAAGCTGATTTTCCTCAAGAATTTCATCGAATTTTATTTGGCTCAATTTATAATTTACATCAACTTGGAGCAAAACAGATTTCAATTGAAGATATTGAAAAATATTTAGAGCAACGACCAAAAAAATATGCTATTTATAAATTAAATAAAGGTTCTGAATATTTAGAAAATATTAGAGAAATGTGTCAATTGGCTGCTTTTGATTATTATTATAATCGAATGAAAAAAATGACACTTTTAAGAATGTATAATAATAATGTTGGCATGGATTTGTCTTGGCTTTATGACCCAGATAATATATTAGATGTAAAGAAAAAAGAAGCTCAAGAAACTTGGTTTGATAATACTCCAATTGATGAAATAGCCAATACTATTAATGACAAAATAGATGAAATAAAGGCTAAATATGTTGACAATTCAGAAGATGGAGTTATTCAGGCGGGAGATGGCGCATTAGCTCTTCTTGAAAGATTAAAAACCACTCCAGAAATTGGTTATCCTTTATATGGTCGATTAGTTAATGCTATTCATAGAGGAGCAAGATTAAAAAAGTTTTATTTGCGGTCGGCGGCTACTGGCGTCGGAAAAACCCGTTCTATGATTGCAGATGCCTGTAATATAGCTTGTAATAAAATTTATAATCTTGAAACAAAACAATGGGAAAATAATGGAACTCGTGAACCAACTCAGTTTATTACAACAGAACAAGAAGAAGATGAAATTCAAACAATGATGATTGCTTTTTTGTCTGGCGTAAATGAAGATCATATTCTTGAAAATGAATATGTTGGTGATGAGTGGGAGCGAGTAATCGAGGCCGCCGCAATTCTTTCAAAAAGTCCATTGTATATTAAAAAACTTCCAGATTTTTCATTGCAAGATATTGAAAATACAATTAAATTTGGAATTCGTCAATATAATGTAAGATATGTATTTATGGATTATATTCATTCAAGTATGAAAATATTAAGTGAAATTAGTTCAAAAGCTGGAGTAAAAGGATTACGAGAAGATAATATTCTTTTTATGATTAGTGTTCGATTAAAAGATTTATGTAATCAGTACGGCGTATTTATTATGTCAGCAACTCAGCTTAATGCAGATTATGTTTCTGCACAGCAATATGACCAGAATCTTCTTCGTGGTGCAAAAGCAATTGCTGACAAAATTGACTGTGGTATGATTATGTTACAAACCAGTCAAGATGATAGAGAATCATTAAAAAATATTGTTAATTCTATGGGTATTGAAATGCCTGATATAAAAATTTCTGTTTATAAAAATAGGCGCGGCCGCTATAAAGATATTCTTCTTTGGTGTAAATCTGATAGAGGAATATGTCGTATTGATCCTATATTTATAACTAATTATAATTATGAATTAATGGATATTGAAGATTTAAAAATTAAAGTTACACCTAAAATTGAAGCAAGTGCGTTTTAAGGAGAAAAAATGACAG